AGTGTTGACTGCTTTTTTCTTTTTTCTGATTAATAGCCATGCCTCAACAATATTCGTCTCAATTCCTAAATCAAATAATGCTTTTTTAAAATTAAATGGAGTATTATTATTTTTAATATCATTATCATTATCATTATCATTATCACTATCGGGTTCGTCTGGGTTTTTTGGGTTCGTAATTAACCCACTGGGTTTTTTGGGTTTGTTTGGGTTTGATATTGGTCTGCCTCCTTTTATTCCGTTATCCCTGTTTCTCAGACATATAGATTCATAAGCCTTTAAGTCTCTTTTAAGAGTTGCTTTAATTGGTTCAAATAAAAGGGCGGTTAATCTGTCTGGCGCCTCTGGGTTTTGATCGTCAATATATCTAAAGAAATGCTTAATTAAGCGGCCTGCCTCGTCATCATCAAGACTCAAAAACGTACTGGTCCAGTCTCTATAAACTATGACTTTATTCTTATTTTCAGCCATATCTACCTCCAATAAAAAAAGCCGGCCCCAGAAGCAGAAAACCACAGGTCAAAGCGCTAACTCGAAACCCCTGTGGTTGCTGCGACCGAAGCCGACTATTATTTGTACTGTGATTAACCTTTTTCATTGTAGCGCTTTTAATACTCAATATTACATATAAGAAATCGAATAAACAAATATTTTTACTTCAAAACATGGATTTTTGTTCCGCCTTATTAAATCTGGTTGCGGCCTGATTAATATTTAATACAGACTGCTTAAAATAGCTGTCTTTTAGTTCTACTCCGATAGCTTTTCGTTCCTGAGACACCGCACTATAGACCTCTGATCCTACTCCCATAAACGGAGTTAAAACAACCTCTCCGGGATTAGAATAAAGGTAAACGATCCTATCAATTACGTCTAATTGTAATGGGTGTACGTGCTTTTCGTCGTCGGGGTCTTTTGTGTCTTTAAAGGGCAACACATTATCAATCCGAACATCATCCCAAACACATGATGCGTATCTCTGCCATGTTAAATGAGACAGTTTGTTTTCTCTCTGATCTCCGACAAAACCGGCCCACTTACGCCGGAAGTCGCCATAATTGCCGTATGTCTCTTTGTGGGCATCCAAAAACGGGGTCTCCCCGAAATACGGATAGTCGTTTAATCCGTTGGGATGCGTTACCGGCGGGTTGCTTTCTCCCTTTTTCTTAAAGATCAAAACATAATCGGGCATTGCCGGGAAACACTTCGTCGCATCCTCGACAATAAACTTATGCATTAAGCTCTGAACCATTGTCCTCATTCGCACCTTTAGCGGTTCTTTCCATATCGTTATTCTGTTATGGTACATTAACCCGTGACGCTCGTGTAGCTTAATCACCTCGCCGGGGAAGTCCCACAATTTGCCGGTATTGTCGTGAACATCCGTAACGTGAACGGCGTTTATTCTCCCCGGCTTCGTTATTCGTGCCATCCCTGCAATAAGGAACTCATATTGCTCTAAAAACTGTTCCCGGCTTTCGCAATTACTGAAGTCGTGTTCAGAGCTGGAGTAGTTATAAAGCCCCGCAAATGGAGGGGAATAGACTGACAGGTCAATAGAGTTATCGTCAAGGGCCGGGATCACCTCCATACAATCGCCGCAATAAATAGAATAACTGTTCTGGTGAATCTGTTCTTTTACTTTCATGATTATAGAAATTTTGGTTTAACAATATCCTGATTAAATTCTTTGTGTTGAATTTTATAAACCGAATTAGCGTTTTCGGTAAGGCTGGCAAACATTTTTATAGCCTTCTCTTTTTTTGCCAATAAAGACTGCAATACCCTGCTTTGCCCGTCGGAAATAATAAGATCAACCACAACTTCACTCTTTTGTCCGAACCGCCAAAAGCGACGAATAGACTGATAATATTGTTCGTAGCTGAAAGTCGGGAAAAATACCGTATGATTACAGTGCTGCCAGTTTAGACCAAAGCTCGTGATGCTGGGTTTGGTTATTAGCTTCGAGATCTGACCAGAAGAAAACGCCTTTAATATTTCCTCTTTTTTCTCTATATCCATTTGCCCCTTAATCTCAACAGCACATTTATCATATTGAGAAATTAAATCAGCTTCATTATTGAGATTAACCCAGTAAACAGATACCGGGTTTTGGTTAGCCTTATTAACAGCTTCTTGGCACCTTAGCTCTATGGTGTTTCTTACCTCCTGTTTTATCTCCTGAAAGTTAACAGCCGGGGAATTAAACATAGACATTTGCCCGTTCTTGTGCAGGGGTTTTTGATTATTAACAATCGTGGTTATTTCATGAAGGGATGGCAGGTGATGCAGCTCGTCAGAAAACCCGATATCGCTGGGCTTCCTTAGTGATATACTCCATGTTGTAATCCATTTCCAAAAGTTCTGTTCTGCGTGAGGTTTTAAATACCATTCCATTCCGATACGTGCCTTGTCGACCTGTGATATTTTAGATACATTGTTATTGTTGTTTTTAAAGAACCTCGAAAGCATATCCATATATCCCAAATACCCCAACGCCTCGGAGCTGGTTCCAAGTTCAATAAAGTCGTTAGGGCTGGGCGTGGCGGTAAACAAAAACCTGTATTTTACCTTTTTCAAAAAGGATGTTATCTGGTTCTTTATTGCGCCGTCAAAGTTTTTTAAAATGGAACTTTCATCAAGAATTACACAGTCGAAATCTTCCGACTTTAATTTCCCCAGCCTCTCGTAATTGATTAGTACAATCTTTTTCTTATACGAACCATCTTTGGTATGCTCAACATCATCTATGCCGAACTTATCGGCCTCTCTTAAATGTTGGTCAGCAACAGCAAGCGGGGTTATTATAAGCACTGGTTTATTAGTCTCCCTGACATAGTTTTGAGCAACAACCAATTCGATCAGGGTTTTACCTAATCCCGTGTCCAGAAAGCCAGCTCCCCGACCTTTTTTAATTAAATACTTTGCGGCATACTGCTGAAAGTCAAACATCGAATCGGGAAGATATGTATAATCTATTCCGAAGTCAACAGAGCTATGCCTTTTAGATTCTAAAAATGACTGGTAGTTCATAGTTTAATTTTAGTTAAATGTAATACTATCAGCACTATAGTCGAT